AATTCGGTGTTTTAGGAGATGGATGTGGCTAGCAATGTCACAATCCACAAGAAAATGAAGACTGCTTTTTTCAAAGGGCGTATGATGTCCAGCATCTGCAAGCATTTTTAATAGTTTAGGAATCCGCTCGCGTTTTCCCTCTGTGATGTCTCGGCTGGTAGAAGTCCAAGCAGAACATGCGTGTACTTCGTCGCTTCCGTAAAATCCGATTAATTCTACCTTATTAGTGTTAGTTGCGCTCATGGTTGAGGGATAAATCGGGCAATTTTTTGCTCTAGTTGTTCTACTGTTTTTTCTGAATGCCAAATCTCCACAACATCGCCAGAAATATAATCTCCGATTGTCGTTTTAACCGCTGTATTTGCAGGTAGAAACAAAGCCTCTGGCTGTTCTAGCCTTCGTTGAGAGACTGATTTTAAATCAATTTTATTAGTGTTGCAGCAAGAAGCGGCGAATACTGTTAAAAGTAAGAGTTTTTTCATAAGTTATTTTGCTTGAGGAACAGATTTAATTTTTCCTTTTCTTCGATAATTTCGTCCATTAATCTCTTTGCTTGAGCTTGTTCATCTGATTTAGCGATTGAACGAAGTTCTTCTCTTTTCTCATTGAGCTTGTTAACTCTAGAGGAATGCTTTTCTAAAATATCGTAAAAATAAGATTTATTCTTAAGTTTAAGAAATTGAACGCCAAGCTCAAGCAGTAATTTTACTGTTGCTAATAAAGGCATTTTTACTTCTTCGTAGATTCAAAAATAATCTTTTCCTCTTTGTCCACACCTGCTTCGCAGACATAGCCCCCGATATGTTTTGCGCAATCAAGTGCCCATGAATAGGCATCTTGAAAACACATATCATAAGAAGCTTGATGATCGCCCTTGTGATTATAAACGCTATACCAACTGACACCAGATTTACCTTTTGTTTTCATATTTAATGATTTAATGATTTTGAGAGACTTTGATTAGGGTTTCGTGAATTAAATGACGGGTTTCGCGGTCAACTACTCGACCATCAACTTGAGGAAGTTCGTTTACAACCTCGTCAAAGTCAAGACCAAAAGCGGAACATAGTGATTTTACTTTACGAAAGACTCCAATTTCCTTGTATTTAAGGACTGCCCAGCACAAATCAATTTGCTCTGGTGACGCTTCTTCAATTGCATTTGCAAGTTGCTTGCTCATGTATTTATTTTAATATTATTTGGGATTTATCTTCTATCTATTATAGCATATTAACAATGCTTGTCAAGACGTTTCTCTTCTCGACAAGAGCTTTTTCTTTCCACTGCTGGAGATAATCCTGATAGAAAGAAGTATTTTCGGTTTTCTGAATCAATTCCTCTTCGGAATTAACAAAGAAATGATCAGGAACATTATAACCAGACAACTCGACGGTATTTTTACAGTTACCATCAAAAAGAGGAAGTACGTTATAATTAAGAGACTCGTAAAATCTGTTAGCCAAGCAATTATAATTGTTATGATTGATTTCGTCTTCGATATACAAAGATGTTTTAAAGTCAAGCAAGCCATCTTTTGACCAATTGATTCGATCAATAAAAGGACCGTTAACGCTAGCGTTCGAAAACTTTTCCCGATTCTTCTTGTGAGTAGATACTGTAACATAGCCTTTTAAATAATTCTGAAAAGACAAGACACGATCTTTGCGGAAAGATCCGTAATACACGCAACCTTTCTTTTCTTTTGTCGTCAAGATAGGGTCGAACACTAAACTATTTAAGTTAACGAAGTTCCACTTATCCACATACTTCTCAACAATTTTGGAGATGTCTGCGCTGTGATTAGCTATGACTTGGTAGCGGCGACCAGCTTTCGCAGCCATCCATAGGATGCGCGGCTCACCAAGATTATACTCGTTAGTGATATGAAAGAGTTCGGCATTTGGACTTTGTTCTAGCCATTTGTAATCCACATATGAATAGTGGCTAGCATGATTGAAAATGATTTTGTCATAGTTTGGCTCAATAACATCATTGACTGATGGGTAGCTCCAAATCAAATCAACTTGGTGGCCCAAAGTGATTAGGTGGTCTTTAATTTGTTTTGCATTTAACCAGTGCAAGTTTTGCGGTTCTTTCAAAGAACCTTTGTGTGAATCAATTAGTAGGATTTTCATATTGTGAGAATTCAATGGCGATTTTGCCGAGACTGTTATCAATAGCGCAGTATCCTTCAAACACAAGTACTTTTTCGAAAACTCTTGTTTTAGTGATTTCAAAAAGTAAATCTTCTTTTTCTGGAATTCTCAAAATGTGCATAGACGGGTCGATTGACTTTAGCTCGCAATTTTCGAATGTTTTATCCATCCACTCTTGGTGAATGTCGTTTGCTCCAACAACTTTAATATTTCCTGTCATGCTATATATTAATACTTGTATTTGAACATGTCAATATCTCGTTCAAAAATCTTTTCAACGGTGCGCTTGGATTTAAAATCAAAATAATCATGATAATGTCCTCTCTTTGAAGAGTTGTCATGAGGCAAATTTGGAACAATATGATTAATGTTACAGTCTTCTAGCATTCCTGAGAAATCTGTTTTTAAAGATTCAAAACGCAAAACAAAATTAGGAGTAAACATTCCTTCTAGCCAAGAACTTTGATCATGAATAGCAATAAAGTTTTTGTCTTGTTCTTCATATTTAACCATCATCAATTCACAGAATTCCGCGAAAGTCATTTGAGAGTCCATTTTATATAACTTCCCCAAATCGTTTTTTAACGCAAATTCATACATCGAAATCGCTCTGTCCCAAGGGTTTCTGACTACAGCGAAGGACATATAGTTGTGAATCATGTTCCCCATTACTAAACTGATTTCATCAGGCTTTGCATGAGTAGGCGAAAACCAATTGCGATAAGTTTTATCTTTTAAATAACGATCAAATTCTTTCTTGTGCTTGTGGATAAGATTCAAGTCTCCTAAATGATTATAAATAGAAGTACTAGCATTCTTAGGGATACGAACAAAAATCATGCTCCAAATCCATTTATGCGTGCATGGAGATATTTCTAGCATTTAGGCCAAACTTTAAATTTTAAATTATCGAAAATATCTGAAAATTTAATAATTGAAATCTCGTCTTTGCGACCCTGCCTTTGATATATTTTATACAAGGCATCTTTAGAAGAATTAACTCTAGAGTTTTGATCCACCTTTTCCATACAAAGCTTCCACAAAGCTGCTCTATTAACTATGATGAAATCTTTTTCCCTTTCAAAAGCAATGTATTCAGCCGCTCCAATTAACCATCCGCCGTTTCCAGCAACATTTAAAAACTCTACCCAAATCAATTCGTCATTAACATTAGAGTCTGTTCTTTTGATTTTCTTCTGAGCTTTAATGTCTAAAGAGAGTGTCGGATAGTTCTCTTTAGATAAAAACACATCTATATGAGACAACTGTTGTTTTCTACCTGCCTTGATAGCTTTCCAGCCTTGTCTCTCAGCAATGGAAATGAAAAGGTCTTCTGCATTATGTCCATCGTCAGAACATTTTCCTGAAAAATCAAATTTATTACGGTATTTCATAAAGAGCTATATTATTATCAAAAATTTGAAAATTAAAAATTCTAACTATTGTTTTAATGTATTTGTCTTTTTTTCGTTCACGGTTGACGTTTCCTATAATAAATTGAACTTGGCATTTTTCTTTTAAAAAGTGAAAAATATCATAAGCCACTCTCTTTAGTTCAAAAAGATTGCGGTGATCTGTGGCGGCAAAAACAAATTCGCAAGCATTTAATTTCGCTAGGTGCGCTGTTTGGATTGAGTAAACCTGAGTCTTTCTCTCTGAATCAAAAGCAATAAAAGCTATAATCTTAGAGTCTTGACGAGAGTAAATTATTTTTGTGTTTTCAATTAAATAATCAAAATAACTTTCGGTTTCTCTGTGAAGATCAGATAAAGTCTTAGTCTTAAAAGATAAAGGCTTTGATTTAGCAAAAAATACCCTATATAAAGAGCGCAATTCCTCTTTAACTTCTTCTTCTCCAAGAAATTCGTGTAAATTATACTCAACGCCTTTATTATTTATAGTCATGCCAATCAACAATAAAATCTCCAATGACCTAGTGGATTTAGAACCAACTGCGGTTTTGGAATTTTACAAGCTTTATTATGATACGATCAATGAACCCGATTCTTTTTTCCCTTTTCATCCTTGCTCTCATGGAATTGAAGGCAATGTAGTCTTGAACGAAATCTCATATTTGCCAATTGCGGTGGAAGTGGAAGATTTCGAGACTAACGCTTTTAATAGAATTAATAGACCTCGCATTCGCATTAGTAATGCTAACTTAACTATTAGTCAAGTGTTAAGACGCAAGAACGATTTTAAACATGCGAAATTAGAGCGAATTAAGATTTTTTTAAAGTATATTGATGACTCTAATTTTGAAGGAGGCGTTAATCCGTTTGGAGTTGCTGATCCAACCGCAGAAATCAATAAAGATACTTACATCATTTCTCAAAAACTGCAAGAAAATAAACTTCTTGTTGAGTTTGAATTGACTGCTCCGTTTGATCTGGAGAATTTTACTATTCCTGGACGTTTGGTATTGTCCCGCTATTGCTACTGGCAATACAGGGGAGTCGGCTGCAATTATTTTGGTCAACCCGTTTGTCAAGAAAATGACAAAAATTTTACTGTTATTCCAACAGGAACTTTCAATTTCCAAACAACTGAAAACGAATGGAATTATGGCAAGTCCTATAATAGCGGCGAAATCATTTACGCGACTACAGATAAAGATCCTTTTCGCACTTGGTATGTGTGCAGCATTCAGCATACAGCTTCAGAAAATAATCATCCAAGTTTAGACTCTTCTCGTTGGGAGAAAGACGGTTGTTCTAAAATCATTTCTTCTTGTAGAAAGAGATTCGCTAATACTGAAATATCTTACTCTGGATATTTGGGAGCAACAGCTAATACAGGAAAAACAGTATATAATTTAGTACCAGCAACTCTTAACGCCGATCCGTCAGGGGCTTATTTGCCCTTCGGCGGCTTTCCAGCAACAGACAAATATCAATATGGAGCTTCATATAAAGGTAGAAAATGATTTTAAAGACATTCTTAAATTTTTAAAAGATCATAGTGATCGTTATTTTAATATTGAATGTTGCGCTTTTGTTGGTTTAAGAAATGGGGTTTATATATCTCAAATTTTAGCTAATCGCTCTCCAGAGCCTAATTCTTTTTTTTGTGTTGATCCTTTGGATTTTTTAAAATTCAAGAGTGAAAATGAATTATTGTTTATTTTTCACTCTCATCCTCACACAAGCGCTGATTTTTCTGAAATGGATAAGTCTAACGCTGAAGCTTGTTGCTTGCTGTCTCTTGTTTACTCTGTGGTTGATAATAAATTTGCGCTTTACGAGCCTCAAAATCATGAAATAGATGTAAATATACTAAACAAGGTAAAAGGTTATTTATGACGGAAGTTTATTTACACGGTATTCTAGCAAAAAAATATGGTTCGAAACACTGCATAGCTATTTCGAAACCAAAAGATTTATTGGGAGCAATGGAAGCTAACAATGACGACTTCTTGATTGATTTAAAAGCTTTGTATAAAAAAAATATACACTATACTTATGTAGTAAATGGTAGGTGGATTAAAAATGGCGAATCTCATGAAGAAAAAATTAAGAGATTAGATTTTGTTCCTATGATTTTAGGCAGTGGTCCAGTAGGATTTGCTGTGGCAAGCCTTGTTGTTTCTGTGGCTACTGCTGTGTACTCCTATATTCAAGCTGGAAAGGTAGAGTATCCAAAGATTCCTGGCGCTGAAGGAGTCTCTTCGGCTTTTAGCAAGTCTTTAGCTTTCTCTAATAGGGAGAATGTCATGGAACAAGGTAATCCAGTTCCTCTTGTTTACGGAAGATTAAGAATTGGTTCTTTTGTCATTCAATCTTCTCTTAAATCTTTCCCATTATCACTATCTTTGTCAGACGAATTCAATAACAGTTCTAGTAAGAAAGCAAATAATCAATCAGCTTCTATTGATAGCTCAAATTCAATCTCAACTTCTCTATCGAATATTAATTTAAAATGAAGCATTTTGTTAAGAAAAATTTTAGTTTTTTAGGCGGCGCTGGCGGTGGCCCTAAAGCTCCTGATCCGCCCCCTCCTCCTACTCTTAAACCTGCGGTATTAGGAGATTTACAAGCTATTTCTTCGTACGATTATGTAGAAAGTATTGATCTTATATCTGATGGAGTTATTGATGGTCTTGTTAATCAACGTGGAGAATACGTTAATGATATAGGTATTTTTGAAGGTATATACTTAGAGGACTTTCCGATCAAACAATCTTACGAAAATTCAACAGAATCCGTAACAAGCTTTAGTTTTCCTAGCGTAAGTGGAACATTTTCTTCCGTATTTTATAATAATAAAACTTTTTTAGATAAAACTTTAACTTCTGTATCAGACCAATTGAAAGGTTCGTCTACTCTTGGAACTGAGTTTAAAAGGGCAGCGTCTTTTTCTGTTTTAAATTCTAGAAAAGACATCGCAAACAGTATATACTCATCTATTCAAGATATTAATTATGTTTTAAAAAATAATTCCATCTCTCAAAGTAGTGTTGTTTATAAAAGATTAAGTAATTTAGCCTATAAATTTAATTATACTTCTAGCAAAGAAGTCTTATCATATTTGTTGCCAAATTTTCCTCAAGAATTTGATGAAGATTATCCATTTTTCTGTTTAAAAATTGATCTTAATTTACCGACAAATCTTGCTTTATCTTTGGATACTTTAGTTTATGTAGAGAATGATTTCGTTAATCAAACTTATCTGCCGCTAGAGAGTACAGAATTGCAAAATAAAAGATTTATTTTACCTCCTAGTAATATTAATTTAACTTATTTTAGTAATCTAGGAGCAGCGGAGTCTTTAATAATTAGAGGTTCATTTTATTTATTTTTATACAAAAATAACGATAAACCTTTTCAAAATTCCATTGATGCTGTTATCAATCAACTTAAGTCTATTAATATTACTAATGACGCTTCTAAGTATAATTTTAGTAATGCTTCTATGGAAATAAGAAATGGAGATGAGTTGCAAAAACCATTAAGTTCATTTAATAAAGCTTATAGTGATAAACAATATTCTACTAAATTAAGAGGCCCATACGGTAAACTTGGACCTATTAGAACATTGATTAGTAGTAGTAGCGGAGGTCTATTGGACAGTCAATTCGATGTTAATTTACCAAGCGCAAAATCGGGAATAGATGTTAATATTCTATCTAGCACTATTGATAAATCTGAATATGACGCTATTCTAGCTTATAACGTTGGATTAACAAATCCTCTATTTCCAGGAAAAAATGCAGCACAGTCCAAAAAAATGTTAGAAGATGAAATAACATTAACCTTAATAGGCAACTTAAATCATTTTAAATTTATAAATCTTTATCAAGCAGATGGCGTTGGGAATTTGATAGGTTTTAAATTTAATTACGCTAATACTTGGAATGCAGAGGAAGATCCAAACGATATAGACGAGGATATGAGGACAGATAGAAAAATATTAAATGTTATTTTCAATAGAGTTAGTCAAAAATTTAAGATTAGATTCACTACAGATGGTCCTGCTTCTTTACCCGATAGTGATTATAGGTTTTTAAAAGACACTGATCCCGCATCGGGTGAGCGTCAAATTGTCTCAGATATAAACTCATGCATGAACACGTTTAACGGGATTTCTCTCATCAGCATACAGCTTTCGGAAATTACAGCGCTACTAAAAACATGTATTGATCTTCTATATCGTGATGAGGGAAGTTCTGACGTAAGAAGAAATACTGGTGTGAATGATTTTAGTTCTTGGAATAAAGAATACGTTAATTTAGCTGCTGAACCTGCGATTCCAGTTACTCATATTGTTAATAACCCTAATGTGGATAGAGTTTATGTAACTTTATCTCTTCAGGTTTTGAGTGATATGGCAGCTAATGAAACGACATTGCGGCAAGCAAACGTAGCTGAAAAGACTTTTAAAAAAGTAGACGCTGGGACTCTATTGCCAACTGTTGTTAACTTTAAAATCGAATTAGGGTATCAAGATAAAAATGGAGTAGAATCAATAACCGCAGCTAATGAATATCA